GTGCACGACAAGGTGCTCTTCTACTCGGTGGTCGCCTGGCAGGAGAACTTTACGGGGTTTGTGGTCGATTACGGCACATTCCCCAACCAGAAACGACCTTGGTTTACGCTCGATAACGCCACACGCACTCTCGGCCGTGCATTCCCCGGCACGGGGACCGACGCCGCTATTCAGGCGGGCCTCGAGCGGCTGGTCGGCGAGTATCTTGGGCGCGAGTGGCCGCGCACGGGCGGCGGCGTCCTTCGGATCGAGAAGTGCCTCGTGGACATGGGGTACAAGCCCGGCCTCGTGGCGGCGGTCAAGCACAAGGTCGGCGGTGCGGCGATGGTGCTCTCGAAGGGCGTGGGCATCCGGGCGGGGGCCCGGCCCATATCGACCTACCGCCGGCATCCGGGGGAAGTGTACGGTCACAACTGGTATCTGCCGAACGTGAGGGGCACGCAGGAGTTCCCGCACGTCGCGGTGGACGTCAACTGGTGGAAGACGTTCGTGCACGCGCGGCTCTCGATCGCCCCGGGCGACCCGAGTGCCCTGACACTCTTCGGGAAGTCGGCCGACGAGCATCGCTTGTTCGCCGAACACGTCGCCGGCTCGGAGACCTGGACACTGACGCACGGCCACGGGCGCGACGTCCAGGAATGGAAACTGAGGCCCACCCGCCCCGACAACCACTGGCTGGACTGCCTCGTGGGCTGCGCTGTGGGGGCGTCGATGTGCGGCGTGGCGCTGGAAGGCATGGACAAGAAGGTGGTCCGGGAGCGGGGGCGCGAGCGGCTGCGTCTATCGGACCTCCAAAGGAACCGGCGCTGATGACACCTATGCCAGGAACCACGGACGGTGCCCCGCTTCGTCTCTCGCAGCTCCAGCATCGAGACGACGGGGGCATGGTCTGCCGCGCGTGCGGGTGTAGGCACTTTCGCGTGCTTTACACGCGGCCCGACCCGCGCGGGGGCCTGCGTCGTAGGCGCGAGTGCCGCCACTGCGGCAGGCGCATCACGACCTGGGAGAAGGAAATATCCTTCTACCCGTAGAACCCTTCCCTGCAACATCCCAGCTTTTCGACAAGAAGCAGCCCGTCTCGTGTAGGTACATGGCGCATGGGATACGACCTTCCTCCAACCCGCGAATGCGACCGCCTGCGGAAGGAACTGCGTCTGGTGCCGGCCGAACTGAAGGCCGACGCCGTGCAGGAGGCGTGGCTCGCGCACCTTCAGGGCGAGTGCCCGGTTCAGGCGGTCAAGACCTACGCCCAACGGGAACGGCGCCGGCAACAGAAAGAGCGGGCGGCGGCAAAGGTGGAGGTTGCAGCGCTCTGTCTCGCATAGGGGCCGCAAGTGGCTGACGAACTGGACAACGCGATTCGGACGAACGCCGAGGGGCCGAAGTCGGCGTCGGGAGATTCGGGGAGCATGCAGCAGCACTCGATCCCCGACCAGATCGCGGCGGACAGGTATCTGGCGTCGAAGAAGGCCGCGCGGTCGAAGGGCCTAGGGATTCGCCTCACGAAAGTAGTTCCGCCGGGAGCAGCGTGATGTTCGACTGGCTCAAACGCATACGTGCTGTCGCCGGACCCGCAGGTGGCGGGCTCCGGATGGCGGTGCGCTTCGTGCGGGGCCGATATGATGCCGCACAGACGACCGATGGCAACCGCAAGCACTGGGCGGGGGCCGACGGCCTGTCGGCCGATGCCGCTGCAAGCGCCGAGGTCCGGCGCATCCTGCGGAACAGGGCCCGGTACGAGGTGGCAAACAACTCCTATGTCCGGGGAATCGTCCTGACGCTCGCAAACGACGTGGTCGGCACAGGGCCGCGGCTCCAGATGCTCACCGCCGGCGCCGAGGCCAATCGCGCGATCGAGCAGGAATTCATGCGCTGGGCCACGCGGGTGGGCCTCGCCGCCAAACTGCGCACCATGCGGATGGCCCGGGCGCAGGACGGCGAGGCGTTTGCCCTCCTCATCTCCAACGAAAACCTCAATTCCCCGGTGACGCTGGACCTCAGGCTCATTGAGGCCGACCAGGTCGCCACCCCGGACTTCTCCCAGACCACGTTTGCCGACCCCCGCGCGGTCGACGGCATCTCCTTCGACCCCTTCGGCAACCCGGTGGCCTACTACGTCTTGAAGACACATCCGGGCGCCAAGGTGTCCTTGAGCCTTGACTACGACCGCGTGCCGGCGGAGTGGGTGATTCACTGGTTCCGGGCCGACAGGCCGGGCCAGCATCGGGGCATTCCCGACATTACGCCCGCCCTGCCGATCTTCGCGCAGCTCCGGCGCTTCACGTCGGCCGTCCTGGATGCCGCCGAGACGGCGGCCAACATCTCTGGCACGGTCGAGACCGACGCCCCGCCCAACGGCGAGGCGGAGCCCATCGACCCGATGGACACCATCGAACTCGAGCGGAACATGCTGCTGACGCTCCCCGGCGGCTGGAAGATGAGCCAGGTGCGGCCCGAGCAGCCGGCGACGACCTACGTCGAGTTTGTGCGTGAGAAGTTGAACGAGGCCGCCCGGTGCCTGAACATGCCGCGCAACATCGCCCTGTGCGATTCGTCGGCCTACAACTACGCCTCGGGGCGGCTCGACCACCAGACGTACTTCAAGTCTATCCGCGTGGAGCAGGCCCACCTGGAAGACATGGTGCTTGACCGCATGCTGGACGCCTGGCTGCGGGAGGCGGTGCGGGTGCCCGGCCTCCTGCCGGCGTCGGCGCGGGCGCTCCTCAATCACCCCCACCAGTGGTTCTGGGACGGGATGGAGCACGTGGACCCCGCCAAAGAGGCCAACGCCCAGGCCACGCGCCTGGCCAGTCACACGACGACCCTTGCCAGCGAGTATGCGAAAGAGGGCAAGGACTGGGAGACGGAACTGCGGCAGCGGGCGAAAGAAGTCGCGCTGATGAAGGAACTCGGCCTCTCAATGGCCGAGGCCCAGCCAAAGCCTGCTCAGCCGCAGGTAGATGAGGAAACGGACAGTGAAGACCAGCGACGCGCCGCGTGAACTCAAGTTCATCGCGGCCATCAACATGGAGGCGGCGGCCGGCCCCGATGCCCAAGCCGCGCGGCCACGCCGGTTCCACATGGACGCCTACAGCGGCGGCACCCTGGCGATTGCCGGGTGGCGGTTCCCGGTCGTCGTGGACCTGAACGGCCTGACCGTGCGCGGCGGCGCCAAGGTCTACCTCGACCACGATCGGGCTGCTCGCGTGGGGCACATCGACGGCATACAGGTTGAGCACGGGGGGCTTCGGGTGTCGGGTGTGATCTCGTCCACCACGCAAGCGGCCCGCGAGGTCGTGGCCGACGCCGACAACGGGTATCCGTGGCAGGCGAGCATCGGGGCCTCGGTGCGCGAGGTCGAGTTCGTGGGCGAGGGCAAGATGGTGACCGTAAACGGGCGCGAGTTCGCCGGGCCTTTGAATGTGGCGCGGCGTGCGTCGCTTCAGGAAGTGAGTTTCGTGGGCAACGGCGCGGACGATGCGACGTCCGCCAGCATCGCGGCGGGAATCGCCGGGGAGAGACTACAGATGGACGGCACCGACAAGACTGTGGAGACGCAGGAGAAGCAGGACACGCCGGAGGCGGGCGCTCAGGTGCAGGCCCAGGCCCTGGCAGGGGCGGATGACGCCGTGGTGGTCGCCGCCGACCCGGTGGCCGAGATGCGGGCGAAGGCCGCGGCGGAAGAGGAGCGGATCACCGTCGTGCGGAAGGTCTGCGGGGGCGACCACGCGGACATCGCGGCCCGCGCGATCAAGGAGGGCTGGGACACCACGAAGACGGAACTGGAGGTCCTGCGGGCCTCGCGGCCCAAGGCCCCCGCGGCCCACGTCGTGGACCAGACGGTCAACGGCACGGTCCTGGAGGCCGCCTGCCTGCTTACCGCAGGCCTTGCCGGCGCCGAGAAGCAGTATGAGGAGAAAACGCTCGACGCGGCCAGCAAGCGGTTCCGCGGCGGCATCGGCCTCCAGGAGTTGCTCCTGGAGGCCGCGTGGGCCAATGGCTACGCCGGCCGCAACTTCCGCAACTCGCGCGAGGTTCTCAGGTTCGCCTTCGCGCGGGACATCCAGGCGGGCTTCTCGACCATCGACATCGGCGGCATCCTCTCGAACGTCGCCAACAAGTTCTTGCTCGATGGCTTCTTCAGCGTCGAGCGCACGTGGCGGAATATCTGCGCCGTGCGGAACGTCGGCGACTTTAAGACCGTCACGTCCTACCGCCTCATCGGCGCCGACCAGTACCAGCCGGTAGCCCCTGGCGGGGAACTGAAGCACGGGACCCTGGGCGAGGAGCAGTACACGAACAAGGCCGACACGTTCGGCCTCCTGCTGTCCATCGACCGGCGTGACATGATCAACGACGACCTGGGGGCGATCACGCTCGTGCCCCGCAAACTCGGGCGCGGGTCGGGTCTCAAGATCCATGACGTGTTCTGGACCATCTTCCTGGCCAACTCGTCGTTCTTCACCAGCGGCAACAAGAACTACCTCACGGGCGCCGACACGGCCCTGACCATCGACGGCCTCACGAAGGCCGAGGTGATGTTCCTGGACCAGGTGGACTCGGACGGGAAGCCCATCGGCATCATGCCGGCGATCCTCCTGGTGCCCACGGCGCTGAGCGCGATGGGCACGCAGCTCTTTAAGTCGCTGGAGATCCGTGACACGACCGCCAGCACCAAGTACCCCATCGCCAACCCGCACCAGGGCAAGTTCCGCGCCGAGGTCAGCCGGTACCTGGCGAACACGAAGTACACCGGCGCGAGCGCGAAGGCGTGGTATCTCCTGGCCGATCCGGCGGACCTGCCGGTGATCGAGGTGGCGTTCCTGAACGGCCAGGAGTCGCCGACCATCGAGACGGCCGACGCAGACTTCAACGTCCTCGGCATCCAGATGCGCGGCTACCACGACTTCGGCGTGGCCCTCCAGGATCCGCGGGGCGGGCTGAAGGCCAAAGGGGAGGCGTAGCGGCAGGCCGCGGCCTTGAGCCCGGAGACCTGAGCAGGCCCGGCAAGAACAGGGAGTCGCCCCCGCAGACGCGGGCGGCCTGACAAGGAGACCTGGCAATGCAGGCAACGTTCGTGCAGGAAGGCCGGCGGATCGACTACACCCCGACCGGGGATGTGGACGCCGGCGATGTGGTCGTCCTCGGGGCGCTGGTCGCCATCGCGACCTCGCCCATCGAGGCCGACGAGGCGGGCTCTCTGGCCATCGACGGCATCTTCGACGTGGTCCAGGGCCAGGCGGATTTCGCGGTCGGCGAAGCCGTGTACTGGGACGCCGACGGCGACCCGGTCGGCGGCACGCCCGGCACCGGCTGCGCGATCGACTCCGCGGCGGGCAACACCTTCATGGGGTTCGCCCTGGAGGTGACCACCCACAGTTCCGAGACGGTCCGCGTGGCCCTGCGCAGCATCGAGGCCAGCGCCGCCGAGACCCTGTCGCTTGACGACCTCTCGGACGTCTCCGCCCACGGCACGGCCGGCCACGTCCTCGTCGCCGACGGCACCGACTGGCACGCCATCCCGGTCTCCGGGCCACTGACCCTCAGCGGCGCCGGCGTCGTCGCCGTGGCCTCGGCCACGGTTGCCGCCACGGGGTCCAGCCAGTCGGACGCGGCTGCGGTCGCCGAGGGGTTCACCCTCGTCACGGCCGCCAACGGGACGAAGGGCGTCAAACTCCCGGCCGCGGCGGCCGGCGCCCTGTGCATCGTCAAGAACGACGACGCGGCGAACGCGGTCCTGAAGGTCTATCCGGACACCGACGACGCGATCAACGCCATCGCGGCGAACAGCGCCTTGTCGATGGCCGCTAAGACCGCCGCCCTGTTCGTCGCCTATGACGCGACGACCTGGTACACGGTCCCGCTGCTGCCAAGTTAACGGTGGGCGGCAGGTCCTGAAGCGGAGCGGAGGCAGGCCGTGGCTGACATGCTTCAGACGGGGAGCGCGTGGCTTGAGGGCATGCGGCATAAGTTCGCCTCCCGGCCGGTCACGTACTGCCGGGGAGCGGCGAGCGTGGCCCTCCAGGCCACGGTCGGCCGGTCGCTCGTTCAGATGCTCAATGCTGACGGCCTGGTCGAGACGGTCGAGAGGCGGGATTACCTGATTCGGGCCTGCGACCTGGTCCTGAACGGCGACGCCGGCGAACCGCAGGTCGGCGACCGCATCCGCGAGACGATCGGTGGCAAGGTCCAGGTGTACGAGGTGATAGGCGCGGGCCAGGAGAAGCACTTTCGCAAGTCGGACCCCGACGGCCTGACGCTGCGGGTCCACACGGTGCACGTAGACACGGAGACGGGATGATGGCCGATCCGACCGATCACGACCTCCTGATTCGCATCGACGAGCGGGTCCAGAAACTCGACCGGTGCATGGCCAACCACCTCGCGCACCACTGGACCGTCTCGGTGGCGGTCCTGGGCGCCATCCTGACGGCCCTGGCCTCGTTGGCCATTGCCCTGGGGGTGAAATGACATGGCGCTCGCGGCCGACATCGCGGAGGCCGTCGTGGCCGAACTGAACGGCCACGCCTTCAGCCTGCCCTTCACGGCCGTCCGGTCCTACAGGCCCGTCTACGGGCGCGAGGAGATGAAGGCCTTGCACGTGACGGTGGTGGCCGGCGGTTTCACGATGGAGCCCGCAGGGCGCGGCCTGACCCAGGAAGACTACGTGGTCGAGATCGGCCTTCAGCAGGCGGCCGACCCGCAAGACATGGGGGCGATGGACGCCCTCCTGGGCCTCGTCGAGGAAATCGTGGCGTTCTTCCGGTGGCGGCGCCCGGCGGCCTGCCCGGCGGCCATCTGCATCCGGGCGGTCCTCGGGGCCGGGAGCGACCGTGGCTACGCCGAGGAGCACGTGATGGAACTCCAGCAGTTCACGAGCATCCTCAGGCTGACGTTCCGCGTGGTGAGGTGAGAGGCCATGAACAATGTCCTGATGCGGAAGGTGAACGTCACCGCCGGTTACCAGCCGCTCGCCTCGGCGGAGACGGTGGTCACGGTGACCATCTCCTGCCCGCCCACGAACGCGGCGGTGGTGTACTTGAAGGGCGACGACGGCGCTGACGTTCCTTGCGTGCCTGGCGAATGGCACACGCTGGTCGGCGTCAACCTGGCCGACATCCAGGTCAAGGGCACGGTGGGCGACTACGTTACGGTCGTCGGGGGATCGTGGTGATGCCTTACGGAATGTGGAACGCGCCAGGGAGCATCACGGCGGCCCACCTGGCCGCCGGCGCCGCCGCGGCGAACCTCGCGGACGGCAGCGTTGCCGCGGCGAAACTGGCCGCAGGGGCAGCCTTGGCGAACCTGGCCGAGGCGTCCGTCCCGCTCGCGAAGCTTAAGGAACTGTATCCGGTCGGCTCCGTCGTGGAGTGGGTCGGCACGTTCGACGCCAGCCACAAACCGGATGCCGGCGAGTGGAAGGAGTGCGACGGCTCGGTCCTCGACAAGACGGTCTACCCGGACCTCTACGCCCTCTTCGGCGCCAACAGGTGGGCCAAGGACTCCGGCAACTACTTCCTCATCCCCAACTTCAAACGCAAGGTTGCGGTCGGTCGGGACGTGGGCGGAGTCTGTACCATGATCGAAGTCGGGGGGCACCTGGACGGCTGCGGCAACTGGTGCGGCTACGCCGGCGCCGGCGGGGCCGAGACGTCGACCGTGGCCGGCGTCGTCCTTGGCCAGTCCAATTCCTGCGGCACCTATTACCTGACCTACGGCAGTCAGTCCGTCTCAATCCTTCAGCCTTACGTCACCGTCTACAAACTCCTCAAGGTGAAAGCGGCGGCCTGATGGAGACCATAGAAATCTCGGTGCGCTTCGAGCAGACCCGGCTCCTCGTCCTGGCCTGGCCGGACGCCGCCTACACTCACGAGATTGCCATGTGGTCGAGGAACTTCCCGCCGGCGAACGTGCTGCCGGTCGTGCGGAAAGACGTCTGCGCCGCCCGCCACTGGGCCGTCGCCGAACTCTGCAAGAAGGCCCCGGCCGACATCCAGCACTTCATCTTCATCGACCGGGACATGCGGCCGATGCCGGAGCCCCTGGTTCCGTTCCTCGCGGCGGACGCGGACCTGGTGGGCTGCGCCTACGACGACGGCAACCTGTCGTCGTGGGCGGAACCGGACGCGGTGCACGGCGGCCTGTTCCGGGTGACCCGCAGGCTGGTGGATGCGCTTCCGCTTCCGTGGTGGCAGTACGAGTATTCGCCGGACGGGACGACCTTCCGGTGCGAGTGCGGCTCGCTGGAGCGCAAGGTCAAGGCCGCAGGCTTCTCGGTGGCGAGGGCCGGCTGGTGCGGCCACAGGGACAGGAGATAGCCGTGGCGCTTTCAGCGAACCCGAGCACGGACGTGACGGCGGCGGCGGCCGCCCTGCGGCAGCGGTTCACGGGCCTGGTGGGCCTCGCGCAGGCGGAACTGGGCGTGATGCGAGGCCTGGTGTCCGGCCGCAGGGCCGCCATCGCCGCGGCCCTCGGCGCTTCCGACGCCGCCGAGATGGTGACGCTCTACGGCAAACTCAAGGACTTCGTGGACGCGGCCACGGGCGGGAGCGAGCCGGGCATCCCGGCGGCGTAAACGCATTGCGAATTGAGAATGGCGGATTGAACGAACAGGAGGCACAGCCGCGGACGTGCCAATCCACAATCCGCAATCCACAATCCGCAATTAAGAAAGGGCATCGTCATGGCGAAGATCGGCGCGGAACTGAAACTGTACTACTGCGTCGCCGGCATCGGCGGCACGCCCTCCTGGACCGAGGCGACCAAGGCCCGCGACGTGACGTTGGACTTGAATCGCGGCGAGGCCGACGGCACCACGCGCGGCAGCGGCGGCTGGAAGCAGAGCATCCCGACGTTGAAAGAGGCGAGCGTCGAGTTCGAGTGCGTGTGGGACACCAGCGACCCGGCCTACGTCGCCCTGCGCGACGCTTGGCTGAACGGCACAGTTCTCGGCATGGCCGTGATGGACGGTGATATCGAGGAGGCCGGCGTCGAGAGCCTGTGGGCCGACATGGCGGTCCTGAAGTTCCAGCGCAAGGAACCGCTGGACGGCCTGGTGACGGCCGCGATCACCGTCAAGCCGGGCATGTCGGCCAATCCGCCGACCTGGAAAACCATCTAGCCCCAGCCCATAGGAGAGGCCCATGAGCGTTTCGCTGAACTACGCAACGAAGTTGACCGTCGTGGAAACCCTGGAAGCCAACGTGCCGGGCGCCGCGGAAGTCAACCGGCGCGTCACCCACGACCAGTTCAACGCCAATCTCGCCTTGTCGGCCGGCACGACGCCGCCCGTCACCAAGGTCGCGGTGTTCCAGAAGGCGTTGGCGGCGGGGGTCGGCACCATCGACCTGACGGCCCTGACGGGCACGAACGGGGCGGCGGTGGACCTGACGGGCCTGAAGGTCCAGGCCGCGAAGTTCCGAAACCCCGCGACCAACGCCAACGCCATCACGGTTACCTTCGGATCGGCCAACGGGTATCTGCTGGGCGGCTCGGCCTGGAAGTTCATCCTTGAGCCGGGCATGGAACTGGTGGTGTTCGGCAACGACAAGACGCCCGACGTGGACGGCACGCACAAGACCATCGACCTGGCCGGCACGCTGACGCAGGCCCTCGACGTTGAGATCGTCGCCGGCTGACCGCCGCCGACGAGTGCCCCTGGCACGGCAGGCGTGCCGTGGCCTGACGGCTGAGCGCCTGAGTAAAGGAGCGTTGACGTGGGCAAGTTCAAAGACAACGTGGGCCGCGAGTGGGCCATCACCATCGCCGTCACCGACATGAAGCGCGTGCGGGCGCTGGCCCGGGTGGACCTCGTGGAGTGCGTCACCGGGGACCTCTGGCGCCGGATCGTCAACGACCCAGTGCTCCTCGCCGACGTGACCTTCGCCCTGGTGAAACCCCAGGCCGACGCCGCCAAGGTCAGCGACGAGGATTTCGGCCGCTCCATGTGGGGCGGCCCGCTGGCCGACGCCCTGGAGGCGTTGCAGGACGCCTTGACGGATTTTTTCCCGAGCCATCAGCACCCGACGCTGATGGCCAGATACCTGGAGGCGGCCGAGGAGGTCCTGGCCAGGATCGGCGAGGCAAGGAAGGTGATGGGCCTGGAATCACGGCCGCCGGTCTCTGGCGATGGGCCTGGCGGACCGCCGGAATCGTCGGCGTCGACCCCGGCCCCCTCACCTTCCGCGAACTCGACTTGATGCGCGACGGGCGCCTGCGGGCCTGGTGGCGAATGGCCGCCGAGCACATGGCGCTTCTGGCGAACTGCCATCGGGCGAGCAAGCGGGCGCACTGGTGGGTGCCGGCAGACTTCAATCCGTATGAGCGGAAGCCCCGCACGGGCATCCCCATCACGGCTGAGAATATCGAGATACTGAAAACGGTTTTCGTCAACGGAAAGGAGCCTTGACATGGACTGGCTGACGCAGAACTGGCAGGCGCTCGTGGCCCTCGTGGGCGCCGTGGTCATGGTGGCCCGGATCATTGTGAAACTCACGCCCACGCCCCGCGACGACGCTTGGCTCGCCAAGGTCGTCGACGCCCTGAAACACGTGGGACTGCACCTGGGCGACGAGGGCGGCGGCGGCCCCCCGACGGCGGCCCTGCTGGTTCTCGGCCTCCTCGTGCCGCTCGCGGCCGGCTGCCAGGCCCCCCTGGCCGTCCGCCAGGCCGACGCCTTCGCCGACCAGACCCTGGCGGCCTACGTCCGCAACACCCAGCGGATCCATGATGTCGCGCTGGCGGCCTACAAGACGGCCCGCGACAAGGACGTGGAATACACGACCGCCAAGGTGATCGAGAAGGCCAAGGCCGCCGCCGGGCCCGATGGGAAACTCCCTGCCGCCGACCTCGAGGCCGTCGTGAAAATGGTGATCGAGGAACGTGACAAGGCCAACGCCCAGACGGCGGCCGTCCAGTCGAAGATACGGGACCTGGTGGCCGTTAACAACTCCGAACTCAAAAAGGCCCTGCGTGTGCGAGGCGCGATTACCGAATGGCTCGACGCGGGCATCGACGAGTCCGCGATCCCCGGCATGATTCAGGAGGTCGCGGGCATCGTGGGTGACTTCAGGGGCGTCAAGGTTCCCGCCTTGCCTTCCGGCGCCCCAGCGGCGACGACTGCGGCGGCCCCCGTGCTGGCGAAACCGACCGCGGCCCCGGCCCCGACGCCTGCGCCGAAGTGACCGATCGTGGAGTGCCTGACGGCCCCGTGGCGGGCGCCGCCGTAGCCTCCGGGCGCCCCGGCAGCAAACAAGGACAAGCAAGACTCGAAAGGAGTTCCTATGGGACTCGCCGACGAACTGAGAAACGAATTCGCGCACCTCGCGGAGGGCACCGACGAGGTCCAGGCCCAGGTCGACCAGGTGGCAGCCGCCCTGGAGACCGCCGACCCCGCCCAGGTCGAGGCGTTCTGCCAGGCCGTAGGCGTCGAGACGCGCGACAAGCGGTCCGCCGCCCGCGCCATCGCCATCGCCCAGCAAATCTGGACGGCCGCCAAGACGGCGTTTCCGCTCCTGGCGGGGCTCTAACGCCAGGTGACGGACTGACGAAGTGACGGAGCAAAGGGACACAGGATGACGATCCGCATTCCGTCGCGGTGCCTGCGCACCGAGCCCTGCCCGCGCCGCGGATATATAGGGGTTCGTCTGACGGGGCCGGGGCACTGGTACGTCTTCGCGGTCTGGGCGGTCGTGATTCTCTGGGAGCGGCTGTTGTGGGCCCTCAAGAAGGAACGCTGACCATGATCGCGCGGATGCTCCTAACCCTCCTTGTGCTGGCGGTGCTGCTGTTCGTGGCCCTCGCGTTTGCCCCAGGCTGTGCCGATCCTTGCCGAACGCACCGGCCCGACTACTACGACGTTCATCAACAGCCCACGTGAGGGCTTCTCGAATGGGCGCGGGGCGCGCCTGAGTGAACGGTAGGGGAGGCCATGCCCGTTTCATCCCTGGCGCTGGGCGCTGAATACGACGCCCGCGGCATCTCGCTGTCCATCACGACGAGCATGTTCTTCGACAGGCCCGCCATCGAACGCCTGATGGACATGCAGACCTCGAAGGCCCTCGGCACGGCCGGGGCCGTGATTCGGACGTTCGCCCGGCGGTCGATGCGCTACGTCACGGCGCCCCGCGAGGTCTACCGCCAGATCGTCACGGGCAAGCGCCAGCGGTGGAAGGAACCGGACCTTGCGCCCTCGGCGCCGGGGACGCCGCCCCACGCCATCAGGCCCCACCCCTGGCTCCGCGGCGGCAGCGGGTCGTTCCTTGGGATCTTCTACGGGTTCGACGCCGGCCGACGGACCGTGGTGATCGGGCCGAACCGGGCACCGGGGGCGAGCGGGAACGTCCCGGCCCTCCATGAGTTTGGCGGCGTGGGCCGCATCCGAAACAAGCGGCGCCGTACCCGCAAGGTCGGCGGGGCCGGCGAGATTGATGTGCGGGGCGGCGAGGTCGTCTATGCCCCCCTGACCAGCCCCCGCCAGGCGGCCCGGGCGAACCGCCTGAACGAGGAACTCTACGGGCCGCTGTGGCGAATCGCCAATTACCCGGCCCGCCCGTATATGCGCCCGGCCCTGATGGCCGTCCAGGACAAACTGCCGCGACTCTGGGCCCAGTCCGTCGGGGGCGAAGCGCCGGGCATCGCCGACGTGGCGTAGGAGTCAAAGATGGTCAGTGCCGGCGACATCCGGGCGGGCGGCGCTTACGTCGAACTCGGTATCAAGGATTCCGCGTTCGACGAGCGCCTCGCCCGCAGCCAGGCCCGCCTCAAACAGTGGGTCGCCGAGAACGCCCGGGCCGCCGCCGCTCCCATCACCCGTGCCAACGAGGGGGCGCTGGCCGGCGCGGGTGCCGCGGGCGGGCCGGGCGGCTTCTTTCGGGGCAGTTTCCGAAGCGCCGAACTCTTCGAGGGGGGCATCCGGTTCGTGGCGGCCATCCAGGCGGCCAGGGTCGCCATCAAGGACGTGCAGATTTTCAGCGCCTTGGTGCGGGGCGACTTCGACGGGATGCGCAAGGCCGCCGAGGCACTCCCCTTCGGCTTGGGCGAGGTCGTCAAGCAACTCTCGGGGCCGGTCGACGAATGGTGCAAGGGCATCGCCCTGCGGCTGACGGGCCTGGCGGACTTCACGTATGACAAGGGGGCCGCCCAGAAAGCCGCCCAGGACCGCAAGGCCGAAGTCGAGCAATACAATCGCTTCCTGCAAGCCTACGACGCCGCCGAGAAGGCCGTGCAGAAAGCCACCCTGTCGGCCCGCGAGTACGCCCGGTGGGAAGTCGAGGGCATGAAGTTGACCGAGCAGCAGGCGGGCAAGGTCCTGGCGCTCAAGTACAAGCAGATCGAGGCCGACGAGAACAAGCAGGCGGATCGCCAGCGGGCGGAGGCCGCCAAGCATTACAGCGATGAACTCGCGAAGGCGATGGACGAGGTCGCCAAACTCAGGCTCGGTGAGGAAGGGTACATCGAGTATCAGGTCCGGGCCATGAACCTGACGGCCGAGGCCGCCCAGTCGCTCATCGGCTGGAAGAAGGAGGCCCTGCGGCTCGAAAAGGAACACAAGAAGGCCGAGGAAGATGCCCGCAAGGCCCGCCAGGCCGCCGAGGAGGCGGCGCGCGAGGAGCAGCGGTCGCGCCTCGAGGAGTTCGATGAGGCCGAACGCAACTTCAAGCGGTACGAGGAGGAGGCCGCCCGCCTCAAAGAAAGCCTGATGTCGCCGAAAGAAAAGTTCGAGCGCCAGCGCGAACTCCTGACGGAACTCCGCGACGCCGAGATGATCACCCAGGACGAGTGGACCCGCGGCATCTACCAGGCGATGGAAGAGGCGGCCAAGGACATGCCTGACGAGGTAGAGCGCACCATCGGCGTCCGCGGCACGTTCAACGCCCTCCAGGCCGAGGCCCTGGGTGCGGGCGACGCCTCCGATGCCATCGCCCACAACACCGACAAGACTGCCAAGGCCGCCGAGAAGGTCGCCCGATTGATCGAAGAGTGGGGCGTCGCTCTGGAATACGGCTAGGAGCCGCCATGCCTGTCACCGTGACCGAGAAGGCCGACAGCCGGCCCGCCGCCGACGGGGACTCGCCGTCGCGCGAACTCAAGTACGTCATCCGGGGCACCGACTCCGAGACCGTCGCCCTCACGTCCCTGGCGGCCGCGGCCCCCGCCGCCTATGAGGGCCTCACCCGCAAGACTTGGAAGGTCGACCCCGTTGGCGACCCGACCGACAGCCAGACCTGGGACGGCGTGGTGACGTATGGCCTGGTGTCTCTCAAGCCCAAGGAGACCGGCGACTGGACGTTCTCATTCGACACCTCCGGCGGGACGCAGCACATCACCCAGTCCATCCGTAACATCGCCAACCATTCCCTGCCCGGCACGGTCCCGCCCGACTTCAAGGGCGCCATCGGCGTCACCCAGGACAGCGTGGAAGGCGTGGACATCGACGCGGCCGGCCCGTTCAACTTCACCATCACGGCCTATCTGGCAGCCGGGTCGATGACGGGCCAGTGGCTCGCCCAAGTCTACGCCCTGCGGGCCAAGACGCCTGTAAACGACGACACCTTCTCGCTCAACGTGGACGGCGTGCAGATTTCCTTCGCGGCCGGCGAGGTCCGGTTCATTGACTTCTCCGGCTCGAAGCGCCGCGTCGGCGATTGGGAACTCCAGTTCAAGTTCTCGGCCTTGCCCAACCGGCGCGGGTTCTCCGTCGGCGACATCACGAACATCGACAAGGAGGGCTGGCAGTACATGTGGGTGCGGTATCAGGACAAGGACGATTCGAGCGCCAAGCAGATCGTCAAGCGGCCCACCAGCGTCCACATTGAAGAAGTCTATCCCAAGGGTGATTTCTCCATTTTCGGAATCCCCGGATGAACCTTCCCGCCAAGGTCAGACAGGGCGAGCCGATACGGGTCACGGCCGACTTCTTCAATGCCGTGATCGACGTGGTGCGCTGGTGGCTGGGCGAGGACACCGGCCCGGGCGCCCTGGCCGACCGCCGCGACCGCGCGACCGTGCTCGTCAAGAACGCCAGCGGCGCCGACGTGGATCGCTTCGGCGTCCTTGGTATCGACGACATCCTCCATGTGCCCGACGACAACCTCGACGGGTTCAAGAACCGCCCGTGTCTCGTCGGGGTGACGCCCGACGCCGAGGACCACCAGGGCAAATTCGTGGTGATGCTCGATGCCGTGCCCGACGGCGCCATCGGCCGCGGCCTGATCCAGGGCGTGGTGTGCGTCAAGGTCAACGTGGTCTCGAACGGCGACCCGGCGGCCGACATCGCCGATGGCGACGCGACGCGCCTCCAATCCGGCGCGGCAGGCCGCGCCCAGATTCTCTGGAAGGAAGATGGCACTGACGAGAAGTGGGCGCTGGTGCAACTCGCCATGCCGGTCAAGCCGCTTCCCAACTTCATCGCCCAGGTCACGTCGTTTGCGGGGCCGGATGCCGGCGGCCGGTGGACGGTCGAAGTCGTCGAGGTCTACAAGGCGGGTCCGCAATGGACGGATTGGGACACGACGCCCGGCGGCCGGTCCGGCACCGCCTACTGTTACCAGATGGTCCGTGACGTGACCCCCGGCCAGTACGGCCACCCGGCGGTCGGCGACATCCTCGAAATCGGGCAGGTGCCGGTGGCCGATGGCACCGTCCAGTATTGGTACAACTGGACCGGCGGCTAGGCGCTGCCGGCGTGCAGGTGCTCTGATGCGCCCATGTGTGCACCAAGTGATCCGCTCCGGGCCGTGGGAGCCCCCGCCCGGCTGGGGCGATTGCCGTGCGTGCACCGCCGACGAGGCGAACCGCCTCTGCCCGGGCTACCACGCCCTGCCTGCGCCCGGGGGCGCCACGAAGGAACCCGTCCAGGTCAGCGTCACCGGCCGCCGCACCGAACTCGTGCTCATCCCCGCCTTCGCGGAGGCTTCAGCGGGCAAGCCCTCCGGCCACCCGGCCGTCGGCGACATCATCGAGGTCCAGCAGATACCCCTGTCCGAGGGCACCGTGGCGTATCGGTACAACTGGGCGGGCGGCTAGGCGGCTGGCGTCTTCCACAAACGGCGGAAGATGCCGAATCGCCTGGTGCCGTACTACAAGACCCAGCAGGGCCTGTGAGGCGTTCGCCTCCCGTGCTCATCGTCGGCTCGGTCACGCGCCTCTGGCCAGTGACCCGTGCGGACGCCACGGTCGAGTGCTGGCCGGAGTCGGCCGTGTGGATATCCTAGACGGCAGGCGCATGGCCAAACCGCCCTGCGTCGCCCGGCGCAGCACCGTCTGCAATGCCTCCTGCCCTCCTGATCGCCAATGTGAGGTTCTCAACAGGCGCCAAAGCGTGAAAACACAAGCGTGAAAAACAATCGTGAAGAACTGCGTGAAAAACACGCTTGCTGTCCTGCGGGCAACGCGATACACTGTGGTGGCGGTAATGGCAGCGGCGGCGTTATTGTGCCGGAGCATTGGGGGGACTGGGATGGGTTACCTTCCATCGCGTGAGTTCGAGTGGCCGGCGGCCCTTCTCTGGTTGGGTTACCCCCTTTCATCATGGCTTCTAGGAGTAGTGTCTCCCTGTCGAGCCCGAGCAGGCAAGGCCCTTGCCCATGGCCTCATGGGGACTGCCAATCCATGACCACGGCCCCAAGTCAAGTCCACGATTCTGCGGAGCCCAAGGCTGCCTCGCCCCGAAGGCTGGAAGAAGTCACGCTGAGGGGCGGAGGGCATCCGGCTGGTTAAGACAAGTGCCGGACGTATCCTGTCCGTGCCCTCCGCTCGGTAGGTGGCGGGTGGAAGCAGATCCAAGGCGGGGTCAATCACTGTCACGCTGTGGGTGAAGCGCAGGCATAGGGTCGGGAACTTTTTGGGGGGCTGAGCGATGGCGTACTACAAGGTGGAGTATCTGTCGTTGGTGATGGGGCTTACGACGTGCGGGGACACCAAGGGCTCCATGAGCGGCGTCAGCGTCGCCACGACGACGCCGGGCGGGGGTCCGGGCGGGACGGTGCTGAGTTCGGGCCAGTATGTATGGACCTTGCCGTTGTTATCGGCGAACGGTCCCGGGGTGGGGGGATGGGAGTTTGGGATTCAGTACCTGCGGTACAACGGGATCGACGGGGTGCTGGGGCCGAACTGGAACTATACGCAGAACATTCACCTAGAGGAAGATGTGGCCGGGTCGGTGGTGCTGGTGACGGGGGAGAACTTCCGGGAGCCGTTTGAGCCGGACCCGCATGACCCCTACCGGTACTTGTCGGATCAGAACAACACGGCGGCGGTGTTGACGCGGTCGCGGTACGGGCAGGACGAGTTCACGTTGACGTCGTCGAAGGGGAACGTGACGAAGTTTTACGGCTTCAACACCGCGCTGCCGGGTCGGATCAAGAGCATCACGGACCGGTACGGCAATACGCAGACGTTCGTCTGGACGCGGACGGGGGCGGTGGACCAGTTGCTGAGCGTGACGGACGGGTACGGGCGGACGATGGAGTATCGGTATTACGGTTCGGAGGGGAAGCACCGGCTGCGGGAGATCGAGGACTTTCTGGGCCGGAAGTTGAACTTCCAGTACGATGGCGAGGGGCGTCTGGCGGCGGTGGTGCTGCCGTCGATTGCGAAGGGGGCCGAGGGGAACACGTTCCCGGGCGGTACGGCCTATGTATTCGAGTACGACACGGCGAATCCTCGCGGGGACCGCAGGGACGACCTGATTCGGGTCTGGTTTCCGAACCAGGCGGCGCCCTACGTGGACGCGAACCGTGGACAGGAGTCGGGTGTACTCGGAAGCGAAGCCTCGCTACGAGGTGGCCTACGGCCAGACCCCGGGGGAGGACTACGGGCGGGTCATTCGGGAGACGCGGGGAGACCCGAACGGGGGTCCGGGCGGGACGTACCGGATAGATTATCTGACGGGCGAGTTGCCGGCGAATGAGATCGACCCGTACGATCCGATTGTGCTGCGGACGCTGGTGACGGACCCGAACGACAACCAGACGATCTACGACTTCAACGCCAACGGCATGCCGGTGCGGGTGGAGGTATTCGCCAACCGTTCGAAGTTGGCGGTGGAGGGGCACGCCCTGCCGGGCAGTTACGTCACGTGGACGAAGTACAGCGCGCACAACCAGAAGGTGGAGGTGATCTACCCGGAAGGCAACAGCGTCGAGTACGAGTACGACGACGGGCGGGTGTACGGGCTGGAGGGCGTGTACGTGAAGCGGCTGGGGCTTCTGGTGCGGGAGACGCGTCGGCCGGGCAACGCGCTGGGGCTCAACGGTCCGTACTTCCGGCCCGGGAGCAACGGCCAGGAGGAGCTGACGCGGCGGCATTTTTACGATCCGCTGTTCAACCTGGAGTGTGCGGTGATCGAGCGGCGGGGCAACCCGGTCGGTCACGACGGGCACGGCCACGGGGTTTACTTTGATCCGCAGAACGGGGGGAAGACGCCGAACGACGAGGACCGGAGCCGGTACGCGACGCTCACCTTCTTTGACTATCAAAAGGACACGGCGGAGGCGGTGACGACTGATCCGAACCTGCAGGATCTTCTGGGCCTTGACGAGGTGGAGATTCAGGCGTTGATCGACCACGTGGACCGTCAGATGAGGGAGGGAGGCCTGCCGGCGGGGTTTGCGATGGGTCTGGGGGACGTCAACGGCGATGGGACGGGGAGCGGGACGGGTTGGGCGGCGCCGCACCTGGGGAACGTGGTGAAGATCCATCATCCGCGTGTTCGTCAGTTGGCGGCGGTATACGGGGGGTGGCGGTGGAAGGAGCAAGAGCGGGTGGAGTTGTTTACGTACAACGCCCGTGGTCAGATGACGACGCGAACCTGCCCGGAAGGGAACGTGACGGTCCAAGTCCGCTATCCGTACAACGATCCGGACGGCGACGGGCAGTTCCTGGCCGGCGCGACGACGACCAAGCAGTATGGCCAGGTGAGGGAGGTCCACGCGGACGCCGATCCCCGCCAGGTGATGAGCCTGGTGGGCGACGATGGCGACCTGGTGGACTTTAAGACGACCGTCTATCCGCGGAGTGCCCGGACCAACACGCCGGGGCAGTACCTGGACCTCGTGACCCGCTATCAGGGCCTGCCCGCCGGGTGCGGGGGCGGCTGCGGCGGGGGTTACGACGCCCTGGGGAACGAGGTCTCGGTGACGGACGCCCGCGGGTTCACGACGACCTACGAACGCAACGAGATGGGCCGGGCGTATCGGGTCACGTCGGCGGGCCCGTATTTTTACCGCACGGAGATTTATTACGACGCCAACGGCAACGTGATCCGCGAGGACATCGAGGACAGGGTTGTGGCGTTGGGTTCAGACGATCCGACGGCCGAGGATTACGCCAAGTACGTGCCGAGCGGGAGCGGGACGACGGCCGACGTGCCGACGAAGGCCGGTCCGGGCGGGACGATCCGGCCGGGGTGGTTCACCAACCGCTACAAGTATGACCTGCTGGACAACCGGATCGAGGAGGACCTGGACGCCACCGGCTCGACGCCGGACCGGATGGTGACGAGGTACGATCACGACCCGAACCAGAACCTCGTCAAGGTGACCAAACCGGAAGGCAACACCGAGGAGTACGATTACGACGAGCGGAACCTGCGGAGCGCGACGCGGGTAGGGTATGTGCCGGCCGACCCGGCGACGGGCGGGGCGGAGGTGGCGGGGGCGGTGACGGTCTGGGTCTATGACGCCAACGGGAACCTGCTTTACCAGGTGGGACCGGCGGACCGGCTGGCGGCGCATGAGCCGCCCGTTGTGGCCGGGGCCACGACGCTGACGGTGGAACTGGGGGACCCTTTCCGGTCCGCGGCCACGGCGGGGGACGGCCTGCCGCCCCTGGAGCTCCTGAGGCACACGGGAACGTGGGACCTGGAGAACGTGTACGACGGCTTCGACCGGGTCATGGAGGCCTGGGACGCCGTGGGGGACGTCGTGTTCTATGATTACGATCCCGAGGGGCGGGTGGTCCGGACGTCGCGGGAAGGCGTGGCGCGGGGCGCCAGCCCCACAGACCGGGGCGGGGCCAATGACGTTCCGCTGGCGGAGACGGTGGTCCGGTTCGACGAGGCGGGGCGGGCGTACGAGAACGAACAGACCGTGTTCCTGAATACCGACCAGTACGGTCATACCCCGCAGCACACGCTCCCGTCGGGTCGGACGGTGACGCACACGGGGGGCGGCCTGGCGGCGAACTCTGAGACGGACGACCACGACGAGATGGCCACCCTGACCGCCGGCTACGCCAGTTACGTCCTGACGCGGAGCGTGTACGACCGGGCCGGCCGGATGGTCCTGACGGCCCAGGACAACACCGCGCGGACCCAGTACGAGTACGACGGGAAGGGACGCCAGATCAAGGCCGCCGACGCCCTGGGGAACACGGTGGAGACGGCGTACGACGCCAACGGCAACGTGGTCCGGGTCAGGCGGATCGAGGTGGCGAGCCTGGCGGCCCCCCCGGC